CTCCAGCTTCTGAATGCCTGATATAGGCAAGCAAAGAATTGTCTCCTTTAGAATCGCCTACAGGCTGCGGCCCCACTTCTGCAAGCAGATCACGTGGAGATTTTTGCGCGAGCATGTCTTTGTAGTGCGTTAAGGCAGCCTCATTCTTTCCTATATCAGCCTCTACCTGCGTCATAATCGCCTCTTTGACTGCGGAATCATAAAGACTATTTATGTTATTAAGCATTCTTTGTCTTTGCACAGGGTCTTGTTCAAGGGCTGCGGCGTTAAGATTATCCGTAATGGCTGCGGTTAATTTCAGCCCCATATCTTTTTTTTGTAATCCAAAAACACTGTCTTTGACATTACTTTCACCGCGCAGTACGGCATTATCAATATCAAGCTCTAAATTTTGTGTTGCGCTCTTGCTCGGAATAGAGGATAGAGCGGTTGCTTTGGCTTTTTCCATGCGGGTTTTATACAACGCCTCATGTTTTGTATAATCAGGCTCGTTCAATATGTCATTTTTGGCATTAAGCTGTTCGCGCAAAATATAGGATTTCGCTTGCTCTACAGAGTAGTCGACCTCTTTTTCATATTGTTTTTGTGCGTAGTCTGCGCCTGTTTTTAGAAGGCCCCCGACTTGACTAAAAGTGCTTGGTTGCACATCAGGTAAAGGTATATCTGCGCTACCAAGGCGGTTTTCTACCATTTCTGGCCTATAGGACAAAGAAGTCCTATTTTGCGGACGCGGCGTTGTCGGTGTGGAGGGAAGTGTAATCATTATCCTGTTTTATTTGTTGGTTTTTTGTCTTTATATTTTGTGGCTATATCAAGAGAATCCCCCAATAAGCCGCCGTATGACTTGTACCGCGCTGTGGTGGCGGCATTAGAATAATTTGTCCTGCTTACTGAGCCTCCATAGCGCGTTAATTGTGCGTCTATATCCCCCTGGTAGAGGGTCATAGCGGAAGACACATCTCCCTCATGTTCCGTAAGGCTCGCTTGGCTACGCAAAATAGATGCTGCGGATTGACCATCAAAGAGGGCATTAAGGGCGTTTAGCGTTCCGACCTCCTCTATATCTTCAAGAATAGAGAGTGTGGTTGGATCTGTCGTGCCACCGCCGCCTGCACCCGCTCGCGCTTGTGCAGAGGAAATGGCAAGCATTTTTTCTTTACGCTTAGATGCAGCCTCACGCTGTGCAACAGCCTCTGATTGTAGAGCATCCTCCCTAAGCCGCGCAGCATCGTATTTTGCTTTATTTTGTGTAATTAGCGCATTGGCTTTAGCTACCCTTAAGGTATAATCCGCTTGTGCATTTGCTATATTTTGCGCCATTACACCTTGTTGTTTTAAGGCAGCAGATTCTTGCTGCCCCCCGATAAAAGAGAACGCAGTACTTGCTATAGACAATACAGGTGCGGCCATTTGTGCCATATCCAAATTCCTTCTTCTTGTTCCTTAAACCCAAGGTGTTTTAATAATGTGGGGGATGTTTTTAGTTCATTATCTGTAAATGCGTAAATCGTCCTTCCTTTTGATTCTTTTAGTATTTTGTTAAACAGTTTTTTTACAACAATCCATTTTTGTTTATTTGTACATTTTATGTCTTTTTTTGAAGAAGAAAAACAAAATGCCGATTTGTATTCAAAGTATGCCCCAGCTATTGCAACTAATTCTCCTTTATACTCAACACTCCAAGCATATCCTGTTCTTGGTATTGGATATTGAGATAATTGTTCTATATCCTCCTTTGTCGCTCCGCGTATAACAATATCATATTCTATCATTTGTCTGCATTGAAATAACTACCGATAATACTGTGCAAGGTTTTGGTGCATTTGCCTGAAGACAAAAGCGTGAATCTGTGTCGTATGTACCGTTAAATGGAATTGAATCATAATCATAACTATCCAATATATCGCCTTCCAAAGAAACACCTCCTTGTGTTGAAGGCATAGGGTCAAGTTTATCAAAAGACCTTCCAAAATAAAGCCCATCTTTGTGTGTATTAGAAAGAACAAAAGAAATATGGTCTATACGCTTTCTTTGCGTTAAGGCAGTTCCCGCAGAGTTTAGGTAGGCAAGTTTTACAGATTTGTATTGCGCCACATAAGGAAGCCCTATTACTGCCTTAATGACGCTCTCTGATAGGGTTATTTCTCCATCAGATACTGTATATATACCTAAATCTTTTCCGTTGCCCCATGCGACAACTTCTTTGCCCTCAAGGTGGCTTAATCCTGTAATAATACTTTGGTTTGTTCCTTCGTAAACATAAAAAGAGTCCGCCTGTTTATTGAGCGCCCCACCTTGGCACTCATTTTCTATGGCCCATTTTTCCCAATATCTTTTTGTGACACCGTTTATTGTTCTTTTGACAATATAGTAAACAGCGTCTTCCCCGTTTCCGCTTCCTGGCATTACAGTGGCATATTCCACAAAACCATCCGTCTCAAAAAGAATCCAGCATTTAGCGCCTTCTGCGGGATCGGTCACAAAAATAGCAACTTTACCATCGCCGCGCACGGCATGAATGCGCGTGTCGGGCTGCCTTTGCACGGCAAGGCACACAATAGAAGGTTCCCCTATTTCTGGAACAAGCTCTGTCAGACCACCAGCAGTAAAATCGTATGCCTGGCTATCATAGATAAGTTGGTAGACTTGCGTCCCCTCGCGCTGGACAAAAACACCACCATTATCAATAGCGGCTATAGGCACGGGCGCAGAGCCTATGCGCGTTGAGTATTTTGTGCCAAAATTGCTCGGCGTGATAACTTCATCAAAAGCCTGCCGTGTTGTGATCTCGCCGCCATCAGAACCATAAACAAGACGAGAGCCGCTATATATCCAGTTTATGTTATCTACAAGACTAACCCCAAAAGGTTTGTCTATAGGGCCAGATTCTCCGACTGTCCTGCTATCAAAGTCTTCAAAAGCGTCAGACTCTGATAGTGTCGCCCTTCCGATACCAGCCAAAGAAAATCTTCCCTCATAGAACCCACACGCAGTCGGCCAACCGCGCCTATTAGAATACCTGCCTTCTTCCCATTTTTCGGACGCGTCTGTATTACCTAAATCCTCTAAAACAATGGCGCTTACTTGTGTTCCTGATGTGTATCCAACAATACGGGCCACCCCTGTGAGTGAACCAGAAGCATAAGACAAAACAATAGTTGCTGTGCCCGATGTGTATCCACCAGTCTTAAAACCCATTCTGTAATAAAGTATATTATTATCAAGACCATCATCGTAATTAGCGGATGTATTTGTCGTATAAGTGTTTATATCAGTCCATGTAAGACCTTCATCAGAAGACCTTTGAAGTGTTATTGTCCCAGCCCAAGTTCCTGTAATGGAAAGTGAGAATATACGTGAGGCATCAACGCCTGTAATGCGTATCATGTTTGTGAATTGGTCTTCAGCGTTTGCGGCAACTTGTACACGCTGCCCAACGGACGCTATCCGCATAAGGCTACCTATATTTGTAGGGAGAAAAATACTATCCGATGCTGTGAGTGTGATATCGCCAGACAAAGCGGAAGGTGTGATCCTTGTTGTTGTGATATTCATTGTGCGGAACGGCCCGTCACTCGGCAGGTATTTACTTAGTGACCAAGATGTTATTCCGCGCCTCTCAATCTTATAGGGGCTGTACCCTTTACACGCGATATATATAACATCACTTGATTGCGCCCAGCGCAATAAATGCAAATCTTCCTCTGCCCACGGCGTAGAAAGGACAACATCACCAGAGCCTTCTATCTCTATAGAATTGACTAATGAGGTGTATTTAGTCTTTGAAGAAAGCTCAATATAGAAACTACCAGAAGGACTAAACGCCAAAGAGTGAACGCCTTCCCCTAAAGATACAGAAAAATAATCTTGCGCCCCGACTGCGCTCCCTACGCGCAATGTCACTTGACCGCGCTCTACAATAACACGAATGCCATGAAGGGTATTAAGGTAAGCCCCTCCTACAGAGACCTGCTGATAACGCTTTGCGGCCTTGTATCCAGTGCCACGCAATGACATGTTGCCGCCAGAGTCCCATGTTGATAAACAGCCCGCCTCATCTGCGCTTGTCCATCCTGTTATGCTACTATTAAACGCGCCATTTGTGATAGCGGCATCGGTCGCCGTTCGCACAATGGGCGCATCATCTAAAAGAACGCGCATTGCACCATTTGTCATCTCAATTTTTGCGGTATCTTGTGTGCTAAAAAGATAAGGGATACAAATCGCTTTAGCGTTGTTGTGGACTGGCGTGATATATTCCAGTCCAGGGCGCAGCATCATAGACCCTAAAACCCTTGGTATCCAATTTGTTTGGATTTCTGCGGACATACGCACCCTTTCTGCCGCAGAGTCCGCTTCCCCGACACGCGCAAGGCCAAGGCGCGATATTATACCCCTATTAAACTGCCCTATAAGGATATTGCCCTTTGCCATTATGTGCTCCACCCTCCAGCGCGGCGCGTCAACCCACCACCATAAGATGTTCTTGCGCTTACCCAAGACCCTGTAGGGGGGAAAACAGTAGGGCCATCCATTGCGTCCGTGTTTTGGGCTTGTATTAACAATCTTTCCGCAATAGACATTAAGTCGTCGCGGTCTTTTTTGTTTTGTGTAATGCGCCATACACCTTGCGAGGCCATGTAAGCCTCAACAAATCGCGTGAAATTAACAGGCCATTTAGAGATATTGTACCCATAATCTTCATCAGAAGAAATATATTTTATGTACAACGTCTCAAAGTCTGCATACCAATATCCACCTTCGTCTATATACGCATTAAGCGCACAAGATAGGCCACTATCTGAATACACGGCTGCTGTGCGTATCCAGTCGTTTGGTTTTTCAAAAATGTATTTTGGCCCAAAATCGGTTGTCACACCTGTGTCAGCATCCATCTGCACTGTGCGTGTAGCAAAGTTCCACAACCCAGATGAAAGACAAAAAGGAATCGCGCCAGCGTTCCAAATGCGGTCTAAAACACGGCGCGTTTCTATGTTGTCAGATAGGCTGTTTAATTGGTCTTCACCAACTGAAAGAAGGACATTATTGTATATGTCAAGTTTATCTGTCATAATTTTTTATTGTGTTATTTCTTTCAGGTGATTTTGAAGGGAGAGTTTTGCGTCTTGTTCTGATTCGTGACCGCCACTAATACGCACACTGTCAGATAGGCGTATAACGCACCACTTAGCCCCACCATTCCATTTAATGCGGTATCCATCCGCCAAAGACGGCATAGATTGCGCCATAGCAGAGTCTTGCGTAAGATCAATATATTGAATGACTTTAGTTTTGGCTCCTATCCCTTTTTCTGCTTTCACGACAAGTAGGAGCGCCCAGAAGGTCATATCAGGCGTGAGGCATTCTATTTTATCAAATGGGCGCAGTTTGTACGCGACGTGTACCCATGCTTCATATTTTTCTAAGTCTTGTATAGAAATGTTTTCTGGTAAGAACACTTGATGCTCTGCCGCAAAATGTCCATTGAACTGCATTTTATTTTCTGTGATTTGATTGGGCAACATAGCTTTTTCCTTTCTTTTGTTGAAAAACTGTGCTTTTCAAGTTTTACAACAAAAAAAAGCCCCCCGCAAAAGGAGGGGCTTTAATAGCAAAATAGAGAAAAGATTAAGTTGTCGCGCCAATATCCACACCCGTGGAGAGTGTTGCCCCATTGGAACTTACTTCTTCTACGCCGTGAGAAGATATAAGGGGTGTTGCAGTATCAGAAACAAACACCAAGTCGCCAACATTCATCCCGCGCTCAAGAGCGTCAGTGAAATAATTAGCGCCTGATACAGTTGCTTTCGCATCTGCAGATACATAGGCCCAGATATTAAATGTGCCACCAGTAGGTTTTGGGACACTTAGAATAACAAAAGGGGGATTAGAGGAAGCATAAGCCATAATAGTATTTCCTTTCTTAGGTGTTAAAGTTTAAGAGCCGTCATGGAGCCATTTATAGACACCTGTGTTTTGCAAGAGTTTAGCCCCAGCGTATGTGGAGGCGCGTTGCCAGTAGGTCGCTTGTTTGCCGTCCCACCCAGCCTCTACCTGCATATCTCCTAACGCTGTAGCGTGACCGATTGCGCTGCGGTGGAAGAGATAACAAGTCTCAGAGGATGTTCCCACGCCAGAAATAGC